TGTGGGCATAAGCCGGGGCGGCAAAGCGATTGATCACCGCCTGACAGTTGGCCGATATCGCCTGCAGGATCGAGGACGAATACGGCGTCAGGTTCTTGATGGTGAAGCTGATTGGTTCGGGGATCGGCGACACGATGAACGCATCGAGCACGGTGATCGGCCGCACGCTGTCGATCCAGGTCTGCATATTGGCGATGTCGTTGGCGTTGGGAAAACCGCCGGTGTCCGCTCGGAGGTCGTCCATCATGAAGCGTAGCGTGACTGTGCCGATGCCCATCTCGCGCGGGCTCAGCCAGGCGCGCGTGCAGCCCGGAAAAGCCAATGCCCAGGCCCGGTAATCACTGGCGTCTCCTCCCATCGGCGGCTCGCGAATGCGCTGCAACAGCCGCACGCGCAACTCATCGTCCGATTCCTCGTCGGTCCCGCCGCTGAGCGAGATTACCGTGATCGCCGCGTTGACCCCGGGCGGCATGGTCGACGCCCACGCCAAGCCGTCGCCGATCAGCATGTTGCCAGCGCTGCCGGGCGTAAGCGCCTGGATCAGCACCGTCGCCGTGGCGTCGTCGCCAATCTCGGTCTGCGACAAAACCATATAGTTTGGATTATTGAGCCCGGCGGTGAGTTGCAGGCCGGCGGCGATGACGCTGCCCGGCAATCCGGACATGGTGACCGACCCAGCGGCGACGGTCGCGCCCTTGCGGCCGTTGGACCCGTCGGCGTTGACCAGCCAGATCGTCGCCTGCCGGTCGAGCCATTCCTGCTCGCAGGTGTCCGCCATGAGCTGGAGCGAGAGCCAGTCGATGTATTGATAGACGCCGTGCGCGAGACCGCCGCCAGCATCGGCCAGGATCCGCGTCTCGCTGTTGGGCAGCAATGGTGCGCTGATGCGCGAGACGATGTAATCGCGGTTCTGCTCGCGCACCTGCCGCAGGGACGGCGTGGTCCACGGCATCAGAGCGGACTCGCCGGAACGACGTTGCGGCCGATCTCATCCCACAGGTACGAATACACGAGCGAGACGTCGGGCTTGAGCGGCCGAATCAAGGTGATGGTGACGTCGACCTGATTGCCGTTGACGATATTGATTTGGGTGGTGAAATTGGAAATGACCCGCAGATCCATGAACGGCTGGATCGCCTCGTTCACCATACCGAGCACCTTGGCCTGGGTTGAGCCATATTTGTAGCCCGCGAACGTGATCTTATCGCGCATCAAGGTCCACATGCGGCAGCCGACCGGCCAGCCCGACCAGATCGGCAGCGTGTCCATGTCGCCCCACCAGCCGCGGCGATCGTTGTCGAACCACTTATCAGGGATCGGGTCGGTCAGGTTGGCGAGCGAATCCGAACCGAGCGCGACGATGATCGACGTCGCCAGCGCCTGCGTCTCATCGTAGCCGTATTGGCCGATCGACAGATCGATCTGCACCGGCGCCCGAAGCTGTTTCGGGTCTTGCGGCTTTTCGATCAGTCTGATGTCAGGCATTAGCCGCCCCCACCGCCACCGCCACCGCCGCCGCCACCGCTCATCATGTCCGCGCTGTCGTCGAACGGGTATTGCGATTGCTGGATCGGCTTGGTTGAGAAGATATTGCCCTCGTTGTCGATCCACACCGCGGCCTTGCCCTTGCAGATGGCGACGTGATCCTTCGCTGCGACGGTGTGGAACTCGCCGACCTGGTGCTTGATGATCTCGTCCGCCTTGCCCACCATCTTCTGGTGCTGCACCTGAAGCTCGGAGGTTGGGCTGTCGCCCTCGTGCTTGTAGCCCTGCGCCCCGTCCTGGCTCTGCCCGCCGCTGCCGCTACTGCCACCGCCGCTGCCGTTGGCCTGCTGTTGCTGGCCCATCTGCGGAAATCCGGGATGTTGCTTGACGACGTGGCGTAACGAGGCGAAGCGCTGCTCCGCGCTGCTGCCGCCGCCGCCACCGCCGCTCCTAGCTCCGCTGTTGTCGTAGCCGCCGCCGATGATGTAGGTCGCGGCGCGGCGGACCAGCGTGCCCATCCCCTGGTCGTCGTACTGGAACGATTCGCCCGGTTCCATGCCGCGCGGGCGGTGGCGGCGGTCGTCGATAGCGGTGACCACCGGCATCGAGCGATTGCCGCCAAAGAACTGAATCAGATGCTCGGCGGCCCACCCGGCGTCTTGCAGCGGATTGATGCCGCCGCCGCCACCACCTCCACCATTGCCGCCGCCGCCGCCGCTGCTTTGGTTGGGGCCGAGCGGGATCGCCGACATGCCGTAATTCTGAAACCGTTCGACTTTCTCGAACGCTTCGCCGAACAGCCCGCCGCCCTTGAACTGCTGCATCATCTTCATGTCGTCGGACGCTTCGTGCAGTCCGCGCGCCAGCATCGACATGGTGCGCTGCGTCGTCATTCGTCCGGTTGATCGCATGGCTTAAGTTCCTGGAATAGTTTTGTTGATGGTGGCACCCGTGCCGGGCAACACCTGCAGCGCCGGGCGGCCCGATTGCATCGCCTGCGCCGGCGTCACGCCCTGGCCGTAGTACTGCGACGTGCTGCCAGCCACGGCATTCAGGTCGACCGCCGAGAACCCGCCGCCGAGGCTCTCAGCCGTGCACAGCTGAATCGTCGTCGTGGTGCCGGCATCGCCCTGCTGAAACACGACCTGGCGCGACCACAGGTCGTTGCGCCGCAGGTCCGCCATCGGCGAAAACAGCCCGTATTGCAAACGGATGCCGAATAGTTGGCCGGCCTTACTCAGCCAGCCGTGCACGGTGACATCGGCATGCACGATTTCCATGGTGCGGTAGGCCCATTCCTGGTCGACCCGTCCCTGGCACATCTGCTGCGTCGATGGCTCTTCGCACGGGATCATCACCTGCCGGTTCTGCGCCACCGACCCGTCCGCCCTCGTCGCGCGCACCTCGGCCGCCGATCCCGGCGAACTATCGTCCTGGTTGGGCGTCTGCGACCGGGCGTCGAAGAAGCCCATGCTCGGCGTGATATCGATGGTCGCGTGCATGGCCAGGATGTTGTCGCCCTCGACGAACTCGGCGTCGCCCGGAGCCGCGTCCTGCAACTGCTCGGCGATCCAACTGCCGAACCCGCTGCCGGTAATGCGCAGGCCGGGAATAAAACGGGCCAGCCGTTCGCCTACATGCCATGGCGTTTCGCCGAAATTGAGCGAGAAATTCTTGAATAGCGGGCTCTGCACGTTCTGGATAATCAATCCGACGCCAGTGCCCTGCAGCGCGCGCTGCATGATGGTTGCGAAGTCGCCGTCGAGAATCTGCGTACTCTGATCGGGCGGGAATTGCACCGATCCATCCACCGCGTCGCACTCGTAACTGCGGCCGAACAGCATCAAGCCATGATTATGCGCGTCATACGCGCTTTCTCGGATCCATACCTTGCCGTGAATCACGTGGATGCCGGATAGATAGACATCGACGTCGGCGCCGACGTGGATCTGCCAGGCGTCGTTGGGATGCAGCACGTCGACCGGCTCGGCGACCGTGACCTGGTATTCCTGCCAACCGACCCCAACCTCGAGCTTAACCCGCACCGTCTTCCACGAGCGATACTCGGTCCCGTTGACGATGACCGTGCAGGTCTCGTCGATCGGGATATTCGAGATGCGGGCGAGCGATTCGCTCGTCCAGTAGCCGCTTATGTTGACAGGCACCGTCCAGCTGCCGGGGCAAATAGGGGATGCACGACTTTATTCTCATCGCGGAGTTCCGCTGCGCGCGACGGATCCTGATAGAGCCGCTGCGCCAGCACCAAGGTCGGCATCCGCTTGGCGAAACTGTAATCGACTATGCGCGGCAGAGGCCGCGCCTCGGCCACCAGGTACTGCATCAGCGCCGCGTGCGCGCCGACGACCGCCTGATAAATCGAAGGATCCTGCACCGCATCGGCGGCGAACTCTTCCGGCGACTCGAAGGCGTTGTTCATCGTCACCATCATCGCGTCGACGTCCTCGCGCGAGGTGAACGTCGTCGCGGCGACAATCTTCGATTCCTGCACCAGCGCGAAGTAGACCGCACCGAGCGCCACCGCCGCCGCCGGAATGGCGGTGATGGTGCCGATCTCGAGCACCGCCTGGATCACGCCGTCCATACCCATGCGCGTGGCGCCAGCCTGGCGGCACAGGTCAAAGCAATTGCCGAGCGGGGTTCCGACCTGACCATTCGGGATTGCGAACGGCGCCGACGCGATCAGCGCGCCAAGGGCCGCCCGCGCCGGCCATTGCTGCAACCCGCGCTGGCCGTTGAGCGTCGCCGATAGCGCGTTGGTGACGGTCGTCAGAACCGCCACCGTTTCCTGATACTCGTAACGGGTCATTGGCTGAACAACGGCCCCGGCGTCCACACGATGGTGCCCGCGCCGGTCATGTTGCCATCGACGAATCCGGCGGTCACCCCGTTCATGATGTCGGTCTGCGACGACGCCTGCAGCGCCGCGGATTGCCCGGTGCTGTAGACAACGGGCGAGCCGGCTTCGACGAACACCATCTCAAACTGGCAATAGCCGCCCTTCTCGCGCGTCTCGGTGTAACTGAACGTATCGACCATGACCTGCTGTTGGCCGAGCGTCGGATGCACCAAGGTGCCCGGCCCGTCTTGCTCGAGCGCGACGATCAGCGAATTGCGCGCCTGCGTGTAATCCAGATTGAACGGGCCGATGATCATGTAACCTTGGATAGGCCAACGCCGTATCCGCCTACCCATATCTTCGCTGAAGCCGACATTTCTCTTTGGAAATTCATGTTGGGCCACGCGCCGACCCCCGGCGACGCCGCCGGTCTCGACATGGAAAATAATGCCGCGAAACGACGCCGGCTGCAGCCACTTGCGCCAATCGACCGGATTGCCGCTGTTATCGACGCCGTTCGAGTAGGCGATCCTCATTTTTTGGTCCCGTCCATCAGCTTACTGACCTGCTCCCTGGTCTCGCGCAGCAGATTGTAGGTCTGGTCCAACGCCTGCACCACGCGGTCGACGCGGTCGTCTATGCGGTTGGCGTGGTCGACGGCGTTCTGCACCCGCGCGTCCACCTGCGTGTTGATGACGTTCTGCTTGTCGTTGAGCGCGCGCAGCAGCGTCTCGATGTCGTCGACCCGCCGGGCAATCGGCAATTCGGAGCGATCCAACCGCTGCGACAGCGAACGGACCTCGTCGCTGTTGCGCACGACGATGGCATCCTGGTCGCGGTTCTTCTGATTAACGATCTCGATCAGGGACGTGCGCTGCTTGTCGACCGCGGCGACGTAGGTCTCGAACCGCTGCTCGAGCAGAATGCGTTGATCATGCTCGTTCTTGCCCCATAGCACCAAGCCGATGACCTGCAGCAGGACCGCAAAGGCGAAGGCCAGCGCGGCCCAGGGGACCCGTTGCGGGAGCCTGAGGCCATTCGCGGGCCCATCGGTCATATCTTCCCGGGCACGACCTGCGGCACGCCCGCATCCTCGACCAAGTCCTTAACCGCCGGGTGCTTCTCCGAGATCTCATGTGGGACCTCGATGCGCATGTCGGGGTGCAGCCTGACGGCGCGCTTGATTGTGTTTTCCGGGGTGTGCGTGAAATATGACCAGATCATCGCCGCGATCGCCACGACGGCGGCCGCCGCCTCGGCCTGCACGCCCTCGTCGCCCAGCCAGTGAAAGCCTTTGGCCGCGAGCCACGTGCATATCCCTGGCACGATAATCCGCAGGATCCCGTTGATCTGGTCGATGTTCATGATCTGGGTCATTGCGCGTACTGGCCATGCTCGTCGGCATGTTCCATCGACATGCCCCGGTTTAAATTCACCTTCTTGAACAGTCCGCCGGACTCCGCATTCACATTAGCGCCCCGGGGCGCCTTGATGTTGACGTTGATGGTGCCGGTGCCTTCGACCTTATGCGTCACCGCAGCGAGGCCGCTGAGCCCGCCGGCAGGCTGATAATCCCCGCCGCCGAGCTTGCCCGCGCCGCTGAACATCATCGGCGCCGCCATCGCCGCACTACCCAACGGGGTCGCCTCGGGATGACCGAGCGCGGCAGCTCCGACCGTTTGTAAGCCTTGCTGCGCGACGGACCCGAACGCTTCTAAACCCAACCCGCCGAACTCGCCGGCCATCGCCCTTGCCGCAGTGCCGATCCCTATACTTCCCAGGCCCAAAGCCGCGCCGGCGGCGCCGCCCGCCACTGTTCCGAGCAACGGCGCAGCGGCCATAGCCGCACCCCTTAAACTGAATGGTTGCTGGCCGCTGGCAACCGCTTCGGCATAATCGAGCGTGCTGCCGACGCCTGGCAGCGCCTTTTGTCCTGCGCGTGCGATGGCCAATTGCTGCGCCAGGGCCGGCGGCATTCCCGCTAGTTGAGCGCCGGGGACGTTGGTCTGCCCGCCCTGGCCGGGAGCCCAGCCGTATGCGGGCTTGCCGTGGCCGAGCCGGATCGATTTCGGCTGCTGACCGGTGCCGGTGGCGGGGGTCTTTTCCGTGGTTGTCGATGGAGCGCCGGTGGGCTTCGGCGGGGCGACCTGCGGATTGCCCGCGCCCAGCATCGAGCCGACGCCGGGAATACTGCTCAGCCCGGGCTGGGTAAGGTCGGCTGGGCCCGACGGCAAGGTGCTGACGCCGCCCGTCGCCAGCTTCGGATACATGGTCGGATGCCACGCCGCTTTCGGAAATCGCTCGTCCCAGGATTTGCTGTCGCCCTGCGGCAGCCGGACCACAGTCATCGTTTTCGGGTTGGCGTCGCCCGTGTGCACGGCGCCGTATTGGCCTGGCGGCGTGCCGGGCAGCCAGGTATTGCCCGACGCGAACGGGACGGTGCCCGCTTTGGCATCGTACGGCCCGGCATACATGCCGACGTGCCCACCGACATCTCCAGCCGGGTGGCCGAAGCTGTACACACCAACGTCACCCTTCTGGATCAGGTCGGGATGGTAGCTCTGCGGCGAACTGATGATCTGCCCGCCGGTCTCCGCTAGCCCCTCCTTGGTCAGGAATTGCGTCGCCACATTCTTGTTGACGTCGGTCATCGGCTGCATTCCGGCTTGCGTCAGCGCGCTATTGACCGTTGCTGCGCAGAATGACGCCTCGGCTGGATCGAGACTCTGGCCGCCGTCGCGCAGGAACTGCCGGATCTTCGCGAGGCCCTCGGGCGACTGCTTGCGCATGCCCTCAAGGCCCATGATCATATCAACCGCTTGCGCCGCGTTGCCACCCGGCTTGTAAACCTGATTGTAGACCGGCCAGCCGGCGGGCGTGGCGCCTGGTGCCGTCGGAGCGGCAAGGCCCTGGCTGGTGTTGCCGAGGGCAGCGAGCTGTTTATTCGTCTCTTCATCGAACCGACCGTAATAGCGCTCGATGCCAGCGACCGTGACGGCGCCGCCCGCGCCGCTCGCTCTTCCCCAAGTCGGGGCATTAGCCCGAGCAGCCGCCGTTCCCGCACCGTAGACGACCGTGTCTTCCGGCTGCGTCTGCAAGTTGACGTTGCTGGCAGCATTGAAAAGGCCGAGATTTCTGATCTTTTCTCCCGTTGGATCATTTTGCTGCGCCCAAGTCGTATAGGCGTCCAATTGCTCATTAAACGGCAACGCAGCAAATTGCTGTTTGTTAAGCCCCAGCCGTCCGTAAGCTTCATTCTCACCTAATTGGAAATATCCCGCATATTGGTTCCTTTGCACCATGTTGCGGCCCATGCCGCTCTCGCCAGACATCAAAGAATAAAGCTGGGTCTTAGGGTTCGCGACGTTTGGAAAAGCCTGGGCGAATCTCTGGATTGCCGCTTGTGCTGGCGCATTTCTCTCCAGCTCTTCAATCGACGTCTGTCCCATGATCGAATTTTGCGTCAGCGGGACGACGGCTTCGGAGCCTCTTTCGGCGACCGTCGCAACGGGCTGCCCGGTCGCATTATCGATGACGGTGGACGGATCGCGGATCACACCGCCGTTCTGCATCGGAACGGCCGGCCCATATGTCGAGGGCGACGGAATCGAGCTCGGCGGAATCGGCGTCGGCGTGACCTGCGTCGGCCCCGGCGACACCGTGGCTCCGGGATGCGCTCCAGCCGGAACCCGCACGGATGGCGGTGGGGAGACCGCAACCGTATGCGGCGGGGCATTGTTCACGCCCGGCCGCGCGCGCGAGCCTGGGCCGACCCCGGGGCGGTACATCGGCCCTTGCCCCGCGCCGAACCCGCCACCCATGCCGCCGGCACCCATGCCGCCGCTAAAATCCATGATCGCGTTGCCGTGGCCGCGATTGAGGATATCGATCAGCTTGCGCAGCTGGTCGGTATTGTCCCGCTGCGCCGCGGTGTTGTCGTCTGTGCCCTTGCGTGACGCATCGTCGGCGACGCGCTCCTCGTTCGAGCGCTGGTCTTCTAGCTCCGTCGAGTGGCGCCAGCCCGCAGCGATATTGCCGGTGCCCATCGACCCGGGTCGGAACATGGCCGCTTGGTCGATCACGCCGGCCGGAACGCCGGATTCGCCGAATGGCTGCGGTGCAGCGGCAGGACGGCCCATCGAGAACGCGCCGCCAAGCAAACGATTCCAGTTCGTTGATGCGTCCTGCTCGGTGTAGAGCCGCGGCCGCGATGATCGCAACGCGCCGCCAATCAAGCCCGTGGTCAACCGCTGGCTGAGCGCTCCGCCGGTCATCGGCGCGTCCGCCTCGGTCAGATAGCGGCCGATCGGCCCTGCGGTGCCGCCCGGCAGATAGCTCGGCAGGTTGATCCACGGCTTGACGTCGCCGGAGCGCTGGCCAGCGGCCTGCGACTTCTGAAACTTGTCGACCCAGGCCAAGACCTGAGCCATCTGCGTGACAAACGGCGCGAGCTCGGAGACGGTTTCCTTGGCCGCCGTGCCGAGATCCCTAACGACCCGGACGACGGTGTCGGAGATCGCTTGATTGTTCGCCTGGATGAAATCAGCGGTCGCCGTGGTGAGTTGGGTCATGTCGCCGATCAGGGCGCCTGCGACCGCGTTCTTAATCCCGGTAATGCTGGCCGCGAGTTTGTCCTGGGCTATGCCCCATTGCGCCAGCTTGGCAGGGTCGATGTCCTCGCCGATGCGGCGCTGCATCTCGCGCCAATGGTCGAGAACATTGACGCCCTGATTCAGCAGCAGGATGGTTTCGCGATCGAGCCCCAACTGCTCGGCA